CAGGATCAACAGATTTCAATGTTCGTATTAAATCTCGCCAATCGGTGACTGTAACACCAGATCGTTCACCGCGCGTGATAAGTTGAGCCATACAAACAATCCTATAAAAAGAAAAGAAGCCCCCCGAAAGGGGCTTCTTTATCTAGCTTGATTCTGACTCCGGTAAACAAGATACCTACCCAAAGTCCATAACATTCGCTCGTCTAACTCCATCAGTTCACGAGGACTGATACCTGTTTCACAAGCAACTGTGGCAATAAACCAATGAGCCGATTCATCACCAAGACCCTTTATTTTGGGTCTTTGTCACTAGCCCCAACAGATGCAATACCATCCATCCAAGTATCAAAGTCCTTGTCAGTACCCTTAGTGCGAGTTTCGCTCGCCCAAGCCAAGAAACAAAGATGCGTGAACTTAGGGTTTGATTCTAGTGAAGCAATCGAAATGTCAAATTTAGATTCCAACTTTACAAGATCAGAAGCAGAACAAACTACTTCTTTCTTCTCACCGGATGGAAACTCAATGCGTAGGTTGATTTTCAATTTGTGTCCTTAGATTAGGCCGTAGCTCTAGTCACGGTGCCGCTGGTCATCCAGGTTACCGAGAGCGTAGCGATGTCCCCGACGGATGCCGAGAAAGGCTGATACTGCGAAACCAAGCAGATTGCGGTGTAAGCAGGGTTAGTTGCTGACGTTGCGGTGCTGGTTGGGGTCACTACAACGGTAGCGTATGAGCCAGCGTTGAATAGTGGGTGCAAAGTTGCGTCTACCATAGCTGCACCAAAGTCCTGGAAGAAGTTTAGGGTTACAGAACCCGACTTCAGACCAGCAACACGGGTACGCCATCCGCCACCAAATGCGGTGGTTTCAAGTTCGTCAGCCGAAAGATCAAGGCTCACGCTCTGTAGAACTGCTGAAAGGTTAGTACCGTTCACAGTGATTTTGTGATCAGTAGCTGCGTAAACTGCCAATTTATCTCCTAAGATGCTTGGACAGCACAGCTGAACTCTGCTGCCAGGTAAGTTGTTTCACCAATGGTTGTTGAACCATAGTTTCTCATGTCAGACACTACTAGATCGAAAGCCTTTCCAGCTAGTGTCTTATCTGATTCTATCGCACTCTTGATACTCGTTGCACCTGTAGGTGAGCAATAACCATCAAGAATAGTTTGAGCCGTGCGTGACTCTGCCTGACCAACAACAATACTGATAGTGAAATTGTATGTGTTGAATCCGTTATGGAACGATTTGTGATACTCAATACCATCTGGGCTGATTATTGCGTAAGGTGGAGTGACTTGACCTGGTATGTATCCGGTAGTGCGTAAACCTGCGATTGTGGCAAGGTTAGTGGCTATGCCGTCACGAATTTCGCTAAGGGTAGCCATTAGTAGTATTGCCTCATTGTGCGGTATGGATCAATCATCATGGCCACGTCAGGGTCAATGCGTGTACCTACACGAATAAAGCCAAGATCAGGGCTTGAAAGAACACCTAGTGGTGATTCGTTGCGTTTAAAGAATCGTGCAGCTGTAAAAATTGTTCCTTGTTTGATTGCGATAGGAACGGCTGACCAACCCCATGTTCCTGTAACCCTCACACACGCTTCTTGACCTTTCCAACCGTATGTTCCGGTAGTTGGGAACACTTTGTCGTCAATGGCTCGTAGAGCCGTTGTAGGCCATCCTGAGATACCACCAGAGATGTTATTTAGTGGTTCTTTCTGATAGTCAGCCGAATCCCATACAGTACCAAAATTGGCATCAAGATCATCAGCGGTAGCAACTTCCGTAATAGTTATAGCGTCATCAATGACGGTGTAGAAGCTGCTGTCAGCGACAAAGTAGCGTATGGCTGTGCCAGCGTTATAGAAATACCTGTTGGTATAGGTGTCAACAGCGCGAGAAGCCGACTCGACAGCCATCTCAAGCAAAGAATCATCAACAGTATCAGCGGTAGGGATGCGGAGTGCCGACTTCAGTTCGTTAAGAGTGCAATAACCGTTAGTAATAGCCACAAAAACTCCAATCTCTACCTATTTTACTTGCTCTACAATACGCTTCTTCAATGCTGTCGTGCTAATGCCATTTGTGTAAGGAATGTAGCAAAGACCAATGCCACGGGCATCAAGCCAATCTTGATCAAAACGCATCTGTTTGTAATAGTCACGCCTAGCCCAATCTGAACCAATAATTACCATGTCCGGCTTTACCTGGTCAATCGCAATTCGAGAATCTTCACACCCAAAGTTAGGCACAACAGCATCCACATAACGACAACTAAGCAGCACAGCTTTACGCTCATCAAACGACATTACAGGTGGCTTACCCTTATACAGTTCGATGAACTCGTCAGTATTCAAAGAAACAGTCACAGAGCCTATCTCTGCACAACGCATCAGAAACGCCACATGGCCTGAGTGAAACAGATCGAATGTTCCTCCCGTATAAACTTTTAGTCCCAACGGTTATTCCTTCGCACTTGCAAACTCCAGTTACCTTCAGAGAAGTCCTCATTACTAATTTTTTCATCCAAAAGTTTTTGATTCTTACCAAAAGTCCTACCATTTGCATCCTGAAAGCCAGAGTTTAGTGTTGAACTATTATCGTGATGAACCTTAGCATCAATCCAATTAATCTCAAACCCATGATGCCTGATACGACGTTCCATATCATTATCATCAAAATAGAGTGGATAGAAACGCTCATCATACAATCCCACCTTGCCAACTATGCCCTCACCAAAAATGGCACAAGACCAATGAGGGATAATGCTTGGAAAGTTCATGGTTGTCGGATCAACTTCATGACAAATTTTTTTTAATGCGCCAGGCTCAAACCACGCATCATCATTCACGCACACCCAATAGGGTGCATACGGTGTGGACTTAACAATCAGATTCCATGCACCCACTAGGCCAATACCAAATGGCATGGGAATCACCCAAGTATTTTTTACTTTAGTATTCTTAGGCGGATTGTATGAGCCAGTACCAGAATTATCAATAATAACTAAATGTTCTACGGGATGATCAATCGAATGAACTAAACGATCTGCAAGATCAAAGCGTTTGACTGTAGCAAACCCCATAACAGGAATCATGCAAACAACTTATCCAATGCCGGAGTCCAATACTTGTCCCAAACAGTTTCAACATCGAATTGTGAAGCAAAGTCTATACAAGTAGTAGATACACCACGAGGTGCATCATAAGCAAGATTCAAAGCCTCAACAATAGACGGAACTAAAGGAATAGACCACCAAGCATTTTGACCTGAATCCCAAGTAGGCTGACCATCAACAAGGAAACAATTATCAGCAACAAGATCAGGAGTTGCAGCCCAATTAGAACCAATAACACGAGTGCCACAGGCTTGAGCCTCTACAGTTGGCACACCAAATCCTTCACCATACGAAGTAGCCAATACAACATCCATAGTTGTCATAAATGCAGCTAATATTTCTGGTGCAATTCCATACTTGTAATCAACCAGGTTAGGAAAGCGGATAGCCGACTCAGGGATGCCTACAGCTTCACACAAAGTTAAAAGATTCCAACCACCAGCAGAACCTAAAGGATCAGTATGCAAATAAAGTTTTGCATCAGGATGTGACTTCACAAAAATACTGAAAGCCATAAGATTTTCTGAAAATGCTTTTCGATGAATTAAACCTGAAGCTTTATTGGCCGCAACCATACCAACAATAAAATCATCATCACTAAAACCAAGATACTTACGAGTAGGCACACCATTAATGTCATAAGTTGGTTTCATAATTTTAGTGTCAATGGCGTGGGGAACATACAGACAATCAATGCCCATATCGTTCATTTGTTTCTGACCAAAAGGTGACATAGCAATAGGTGTCACATTAGGTTTACGCAACCACGCCTCAACAGTTGGTGGCATAGTCACATGATCTAGCGGAGTCCAAGAAGCAATCTTGTTCATTTTGCCCCATGCAGAACCCTTAAGAACCCACACATCATAAAGACTAATAAACAGGTCTTTAGCACCAGGATGTTGCTGTAGCCAATGATGATGGTGCATTGGTGCTACATCGTTAGAGTAGGCTTCCATTCCACGAGCATAATGAGGAATCTCACCATACGGAGTTTGCAACGTTGAATTGTTGCCCTCAAGACCATAGTTTGATAATGCGGCAACATCGTAACCATCACGCTTCAAACGCTCAACAAGCAATCCGGCTTGAACCCCATAACCTGTCGGCTGATACGGACTGTTAGACCAAACAGAAACAACTTTTTTCTTACCCATTTATTACCTTTCGTAGTAACCCCATAATAGCAAAGAAAACCCCCCAGAGTCCTACGCAACTCTGAGGGGTTTTCAGCCTGAAGGCTCGGTTTAGCTTGCGCCACCCTTGAACCACACAGCGTGTGAGGTGTGAGTCAAGTTACCATCTACGCGCATCGTGACACGGAACGTGGTTAGATCCTTATCGAAAGCGTAATCGGTAGACTGAGCAACCTTTATACCACCAGCGGTACGAACCTTGTAAGAAGGTAGGTGACCGAACAGAACCGACTTAGCGGAAGTTGCGGTTGCTGGCATAGCAGGGTTTTCAATGAGGCGGTAACCGAGAATCTGGTCTGGCTGACCAGCAGTTGCAGGAGTGAAAATGTAGTTACCTGCACCATCCT